TCCGGCAGATAGCCTTTTATATATTTGTTTTTGAACATTTTCAGGAATGTTGATTTTGTTTTCTGGAAGTGATTCTGTTACCTTGCTGCTAGAGTATGTTCCACCTAAAGTAACCGTAGCTTTTCCTAAAGGTATTGTTCCCTCTCCACTTATGTTTTTATTTTTTGTTTCAGTGCGGTAAATAGAACCAATGTATGGAGGGGCGTTTATGCTTGTATCCTTTTGATTTTTACTTATAGAACCTTCTGCTCTAATGCCGGGACGACCTCGTTCATTCATCAGAGTCTTCCTCTTTTTCTTTTTCGTACTTTGCTTCGCTCTCTTCGTAATAGTACCCGCCAGACTTATCACCTTCGAGATAGCGTTCAACAGGTTCCTTTTTAAGGGAATACTCTGCGGATGGCATAGCTTTACGTGGAGGAATATATCTCATCAGAATTCTCCCTTTCTCATAGCTTCGGAAAGTTTGTGTGCGCGATTACCAACCTGCCTAGCCCACAGCGAGTCGGTCATCTCAAAACTTGCAGCTTCGAAGTTCGCGTCGTGGATTGCGTACCACATTTTTTTAAACTTACACAGGCGAGGGACACCCATGTTGAAGGCCATGTCTACAAGTATCATTTGGCGAACCACATCAAGGTTTTCAACACACGGATGAACCGCAACCAGTTCCTTTTCAACAATCCGAATGTCGTTCATAGCCATGTATCGTGCAGCAGCTTCAGAAATACCCTTCTTATACACCTCTTCCATGCCAGAGATACCCATGTATTCTAGCTCTTCTTTGGTGATACCCCGGTCACGAAGATTACGACCGATACCGATGGTGTCGATGCCGAGCGTGTCTTGGTACACTTGGCAAACCATTCCTTCGTGTGCAATTATCGTATCAAGCAGATGGCTTGTATCGTATTTCATTACTTTTTCCTTCGTTGCTCATCCAAACGCCAAACGCACCTGTCATAGCACCCATGACAACGGAGACAAAGGCTGACTGTGGTGCTGTCGGGTCTTCCAAGCTCATAAACCACTCTGCACAACGCCAACTCATCAGAGTCATTACGAGCATCATGAACCGGGGAAGAATCTTCCACTTCAGTACCTGTTCCGCACTCACTTCGTTATACCTTTTACTTTTTCTACGGTTCTCAAACCGCCAAGCCCCAACATGCCAAGAAGCACTGTCATCAGGCTATCCATGTCAAAGACGGGTAGTTCCGGCAGTTCCATCCCTGCCATCCCTGCACCGAAGATGATGAAGGGGGCAATAACAAAGTGCCATGCCATCGCAAAAGAAAGAACCCAGCCAAGAAACGGACGCCAACCTGCTACAAAAATAGACCGATGCTGGGCTTCGGCCTTGTTAATTTCAAGTTGCCCCATCGCTTGTTGTTGGGCGTGTTTTTCAGACATCGTGGCTATTTCGTGAGCCAGCTTTGCCTTTTGGTCCTTGTCTTCGATGAACTGGTCAAGGAGATTTGTTACGGGACCGATAAGTGTTGCTAACATTTCCATCTCTTTCTTGCTTGGCGAAGACGGCTGTTCGGGTCTTTCGCTGCTTTCGGAAACTTCTTCATTTGTCCGGCAGACCGCGCACAGAACGACTTGCGTCGCTTGGCGTCCTTGCTTCCGGCTTTTACCTCTCCGGTTACTGCTGTCTTTAGCTTCGAACCGGGATTCTTTTTTCTATATTCCTTGACGCCTTTTGCTGTCATACCCGCACCAGACTTGGTAGGGCGATAGTTCGCGCCTTTTCCTGTCGTGGTTCGTTTAATGGGGTTTTCTTTTTTGCGGGGCATCGTTACTTTTTCTTTTGGGCAGTGCCACCTTTAGCCATTTTTCTAACAGCTCCGCCTTTGGCTTTGCTTTGCATTCGAGTATTAGCTTCTTTTTTAACATACTCTGGTGAAACTAAGTTACGAGTAATGCCGTAAATTCGAGATAGAGCTTGTTCAGGCGTAAGTTTTTTTCCAGCCATAATAATCTCCTTTAGGCTATCAAGGGGGTTTACCCCCGGCAAGGTTGGTTGCTTATATCACATAAATTAAAAGTCGTCAAGGGGGAAAGTTACCCCTCCCCCTCAACTAAGATGTTTAGGCGAAGGCTGCTGCTGTCGGAGCAGAACCCATCGGAGCCAGTACAGCGAACACGCGAACCTTGCCAGCAAAGTTTGCAGTGTCAGCAGACAGGTCGATGGTGTCAGCAGAGGTGTACAGCCAAGAAGCAGTACCAATCTCTACGCTACCAGCCGTGTTGCCGTCGACGTCGGTGACGTAACGGTCAACGGTGGTGTCACCCAAGTCAAGAACGGAGCTAGCACCCCCTGCAGTCAAGACTTCGATACCTGCACATACAACAAGTGTATTAGCAGGAACTTCGATAGCCTGAACTACGTCAGTACCAGCAACGAGGGCTGTAGAGGAAAAGTCCAAAACAACCTGAGCGAGATGTGCCTTTGCACCAGCAGGGATACCTTCGGCAGCATTAGTTACAGTGTAAGTAGCCATTATCTAGTCTCCCTATTAGTCTAAGCTAACGATACCACGAACGATGGCTTCAGGACGCAGAACTTTGCGACCGAATACATGCAATCCGCGAACGATATCGCTGAAGGTTTCGGTGGAACGAACAACTTCTGTCTTTGCGATGTGCGAAGCAGTAGCTGTTGAGGACATGTGACCTGCAAGAATTGCATTCTCACTGCCGTCAGTTGCCAGACCAGACAATGTTACTTGGTCAGTGCCGCCGTTAGATACGAGGGCAGTTGACTTGTAGCACTGGAAGCCAGCAATGTTGCCCAGCGATACAAGGCCGTTACGCAGAGGTGAAGTTGCGTCGCCAGTAACCTGTACTTCTGCGAACTTCGAACCTGCTGAGAACAGGTGCTTGTAGAAAGCTGGAGGAGCAACGAACCAACGGTTCTCTTCCGGAACTGACTGGTCGTCAAGAGCCTGTGCCATGACAAGCATGGTGTTGACTGCTGTGTCGCCGGGAGTAGATGCACCGCCGATGTCCAGAGCCGAACCGAGTGTACCGATGTCAGAAATCTGAGCAACGGAAGCACCTGATTCACCTGTCAGGCCAGCGTTGGTTGCCATTGAGTCCAGAACGTTAGCATCGTACTTACGCTTCAGGGAGTATGCACCTGAAGAAGTCGCAAGAGCTTCGAAGTTAACGTGTGACTGACGCTCTTCGATGTCGTCAATCTTGAACGCAAAAGCGTTTGCTTGGTCGACAATCATTGTGATTTGGTCGTCGGCAAGGTCTTGTGGGTTAACCACTGAACCGCGAGAGTATGCGGATACGGTGATTGTTGGTTCTTTGATAATACGAACCGTGTCGCCATAGTTCTCAATTTCGCCAGCGTAATCGGTATTGGTGATGTCTTCCGCAACCGAAGCGCGACGGAAGAATTTGAGAACCTTTTGACTGAAGATTTCCGGTGTAAAGTTACCGGAAGGCAGGTTGTTATAACCTGATGCGCTATCAAAAGCCATTGGATTATCCTTCCATTTTTGAGGTTAGGTTAGTTGTTGTAGTCGATTCGCCCTTCAGCCCGTGCCGCATCTAATTCTGCTTCGTTCTTTTCGAACTCCCACGGTTTCATCTTGGCGATTTGTGAAGCTTTCCAAACCCGTTTACCATCTGTCGCATTAGTCTTGACTTCCCTCGCAGGGGTTCTGGTCACTGCTTCTGCTGCAGATGAAGATTTGGTTTTCTTCTGGTTTAGGCCCTTGTCGGCCTTATAAAGGTCTACGACCCGTGCCGCCCATCTAGCATCCGTATTGTTTTTGTAGATGCCATCTGAGATTGAAGCAGGTTGTTCTTCAAGCCATGAAAGAAAGTCTTTGTTAGCTTTTAAAGTGTCAAAATCAGGCTGAAGTCGCAATAGTTCTTCGTAAGCTTTTTGCTTTTCTAGCTGTTTTTCACGCTCTTTAATAGTTCCCAATTCGTTTCTTAACTCTGAAACTTGTGCTTCAGTTTGCATTGTTGATACGGCTTGCACCATTTCATAGATTTCTGGATGGCGTTCTTTAAACTCTTCCAGTTCTTCTTGTGTGCGTGGTGCAGCAACACCTTGAGGCATACTAACGACTTTTTGTTGAGTAAGCTCTTTGAGAGTGGCAATTTCTTGTTTAAATTCGTTTACCTTCTCATCGTAGTGTCTTTTCAAATCATCATAGCGTTTTTTGTAATCGTGACTTTCGTCCGTTCGTTTATCTTCGACAAAGCTATCTGATTCTTCAGATTGTTGAGTAGCCTCACTAGAGGGGTCAACTTGTTGGTCTGCAGTATCGTTATCTTCTTCTTCGTCTTCATAAACTTTATCGCGGTACTCTCCACGATACAAAGTTTTGCTATTTACTGTTCCAAAGGAATCATTTGGTTTGTTGGCACGGTGGCCTTTTACTTTAGTTGCCATTT